CTATTTCTTCTCCTGCAGAACTTCAATCATTAACCTTGCAGCCAGTATAAATCCATCAGAGAAGGCAGTCAGCTCGGTTATACTGTTTAGCGCGTCCTGACATTGCTTAAATCTATCAAACACTTCTTTTTGCTGTTCGGTAAGTGTAGATGTCAGTCTTTCTTCCTCCGAGCAGATAGAGGAAATGGTCTTATCCAACTTTGAGCCTCGCTTGATGTACTTTTCGTGCGGGGCAATGTTTCCGTAATAAAGGTTTTCAAGCATCGTCATGAGCGTCCCACCTCACATACGAAGAGGACGACTCGTTATCGATCATCGTCGATACAGAGTCGCCCTCTTTTCTCATTCTTTCTGCTGCTTCGATTGCGTATTTGACCAACAGAAGATCAATCCATGTTTTCTCATCATAATCCGTCGGTCTGCCGTGTGCCATGTAGTCAGCTATCGACTCGCTCAGCACATCGTACTTTAGTCCATTGTAAATTTCTTGAACTGTGAATAGTGCCATGTGAGCACCTCCTTTTCAGCACAAAGATATACCACAAAGGTATCCAAAAGTCCAGCTAATTCTCGCTTTTTCAGAATAATTATTTCCTTGACTGGTAGTCTCCCTTTTCTGCCGGTATGTTTAACATTGTTCTATTTCATATAGTTCTTATATATCCCGTGCACATCGTGCGATACCCTATATAGTCACGTTAGGTAACATTCAGACTGTAATGCGTTATTGCTATCTCCATCTGAACTTAGTAATCTCTGCAGGTTTTCTCAAAGATCGGTTTATATCATCATTACATCATCAATGTGTGAATTTTTTGTTCAGAGTAAGTATAAAAACCGCTCAACAGTCCGCAAAACGCAGCACGCGGTTCCATCAACCGCATCCCCTCCAAAACCGCGTGTCGAGAGTTCGAATCTTTCTGCCCCCGCCATAATAATCAACATTCGTTGATACAAGAAAGTCATCTCAAATCGAGATGGCTTTTTTGTTTGCAATAGCCGAAAGTCCTTTATTTACAAGGGCTTTCGGCTGTTTGTACCTTTGCCACGGTGGGAGTCCGCAGGGGTAAATCCCGGTTCTCCTTCTATGTAATATCACAATGCTTAACCCAGACCAAAAAATGAAACCCGCAGATTATTTTTGGGGGTTTCATTTTCTGTGTGGGGGTTTCAAAATAAAAAAGGCTCGGTAGCGTACTTGCTCCGAGCCAATTTCTGTGGTTATGCGGTTATTTCTGTTCCGTCTTTGAAGATGAATCGAATGTCGGTCTCACTGTATACCACGATTCGATCCATAAGTGTGTACCACATTTTTTCATCAAATTCGGTAATCAAATCTCCGTGTTTTTTGAGTTCTTTTATGAAGCTGTCGCACTGTAGTCTTCTTGCTTCTCTGTCGTGAATCGTAGCCTGGATTTCTTCCAACCGCTTCTTCGCAGCTTCAAACCTGTTTACAAGAGCGGTGTACTTTTTCTTGTAGTTTTCTTGGTTCATTGCCGTGTGGGCATTTTCGTTTACACATTGTTGTATCAGCTTTGCTGTAACGCTCATTTCGCTCTGCAGTTCTTCAAGCTCGGTATCGAAGCACGTGGTGTCAAAAATCAAGTCTCGCATTTCTTCGTACTTTGCAATAATGACACGGCTGTTGGTTATCAGCTTATTTACTGCTTTTACAAACAGTTCTTTTATTTGCTCTTCTTCCAATTTTGGAGTGGAGCATTTTTCGTTTCCGTTGAATTTGTGGTTACATCTATAAATAACCTTGCGGTAAGGGTCGTTGGAATGCCACACTTTTGCACCGTAGGCTGCACCGCAATCCCCACAAAAAATTCGGCTGGCAAACAACCCTGTGCCGCTGTGTCGTGTGGGTTGCTCTTTTCTACGCTTGATTTCATTTTGAACCATCTCGAAAATCTCCTGGCTGATGATTGCCGGATGACTTCCCGTGACGTAGTATTGCGGAACTTCGCCCTCGTTGACCTTTTGCTTTTTTGTTAAGAAATCAACTGTGAAGCATTTTTGCAGAATTGCATCTCCCTTGTATTTTTCGTTTGTGAGGATGCTTAACACGGTACCCGTTTGCCATTTTACTTTTCCGGCAGGACTCAGTATGTTATGTTCCATTAGGTATCTGGCAATGCCACTCGGTGTTTTACCCTCAAGGAAGAGCCTGTAAATTAAGCGAACCGTCTCGGCTTGTTCCTCATTTATGACCGGCGGATCGTTTTTCGTAGCTCCTTTTTCGTAGCCGAGGAATTGCTTATACGGCATTGACACCTTTCCGTCAGAAAAGCGCTTCCTTTGTCCCCAGGTAACGTTCTCCGAAATGCTACGGCTTTCTTCCTGGGCAAGCGAGGACATAATGGTTATGAGAAGCTCTCCCTTGCTGTCAAGCGTATAAATATTTTCTTTTTGAAAGAAAACCTCAATACCGTGTTCCTTTAGTTTTCGCACCGTTGTAAGTGTGTCCACGGTATTTCGGGCAAAACGACTCACACTCTTGGTAATAATCATATCAATTTTTCCGTCAAGAGCATCTTGAATCATTTGATTAAAGCCGTCACGCTTCTTTGTGGAGGTTGCGGATATGCCTTCGTCGGTATAAACCCCAACGAACTCCCACTCGGAATTTCTTGTGATAAAATTGGTGTAGTAATCTACTTGTGCGGCATAACTTGTAAGCTGTTCTTCCTGGTCGGTCGAAACACGTGCGTATCCTGCCACCTTTTTTCTTGTTGCCGAGCCAAATGGAACGGTTGTGAACCTATGAACACTGGCTGGAATAACTGTGATTGCTTTTGCCATCGTTACTTCCTCCTTGCGTGATTTTGCAAATTGCGTTGCCTTGCATTTTCTTTCATTTCGGCCGTCCAACTTTCTGCCCTGGAACGGTCTTTCCATTGTAGTTCTCTGGTGGTGCCGTTTTTGAAAACAAATCGAACTCTGTTGTCGCAGCACATATGAATTTCTAAAACAGAATGTAGGAATATGTCTGTGTTGAATTCGCTCAACCCTAAAGCCTCGTTACAAAGGTCTATTAAGGTGGTTTCTGGAATTTGCTTTGATGTAGGACAGACGCTTTTTCCTTTTGTATTAAATGTGCCGCAAATCCACACCACCCTTGTGTTGGTTACCTTTCTTCGGTAATGATGGCCACAGCCATCACAAATCAAAAGTCCTGTAAAGGGATAGGATTTCGGTTTAGGCTTCTTCTTTTGAAATACCGCTGACCTTTTTGCCATTTCATTTTGAACAGCCCGGAAGGTGTCCATATCAATTATTGCTTCGTGTGTTTCGGTTGCGTGGTACATTGGAAGCTCACCACGATTGATTAATGTTTTCTTTGTGATGTGGTTTTCCCTAAAGGTCTTCTGCAGAATAAGGTTTCCCGTGTAATTGTAATTTTTCAGTATCTTTGAGAGGCTACCCTGGGACCATTGATTGCCGTTGCGAGTGGATATGCCTTCTTCGTCAAGTCGTTTTGCGATTGCAAGATAACCGAGTCCATCCAAATAGTACTGAAAAATCTTACGAACGATCTCGGCCTCCTCCGGCACAACAACGAACTTATTACCGTCGTGCCGATACCCAAGCATAACCCTCGTCCACGGCTTACCTTCCTCAAAATTTTTCTTAATGCGCCATTTTTGGTTTTCGCTACTTGAAAGGCTTTCTTCTTGTGCAAAAGAAGCGAGGATAGTAAGCATCAACTCACCATCCCCGCTTAAAGAGTGAATGTTTTCTCTCTCGAAATAAACATCTACACCATATGTCTTTAATTCTCGCACAACCTCAAGCAAGGTCAAAGTATTTCTGGCCATCCTTGAGATTGACTTAGTTAGAACCAAATCGACTTCTCCATTTCTGCAAGCAGATAATAACTTTTGAAAGTTGGGTCTGTCATCCTTTGTTCCGGTAGTTGCCTCATCGGCGTATACCCCGACATATTCCCACTCGCAGTTGTTTTGTATCAGTTCGCTGTAATAACTGATCTGTGCCGAGAGAGACATCAGCATAGCATCTTTTCCGGAAGAAACACGGGCATAGGCAGCAACACGCAGTTTCTTTTTAATCGGTGTGATGGTTTGGGATATTTGCGTGATTTTCATTTCAGAACCCCCTTTTTAACCATTTTCGGTATGACACATAGTACCGTCATTTTCGAGATTTATCAAGTCATTTTGCCCATAATTCGGCGCTTTTAGGGGGTATAAAGTGCCGATTATAGGGGCGAAATCCGACCGTAGTTTTGTATCAATTATGGTGTATTCATCGGGAGTTAGAAGCCCCTTCGATAGCAGAACACGAAATAAATGTATGGCTGTTTCATACTTAAGTTCTGATGAAAATTCCTGTGTTGTCATTTCGCTTCACCCTCCTTATGAAAACGGTCATTTATATAGCACTCAAAGCAACAGTATTTTTTCTTTCTTTTACCTGCGACCGTTATTTCTTTTCCACAGGTCGGACAACACTGTACTATGGAGTCACGATGCTTCAATCTGTCCGAGTGAGCATTCCACCAAGCATTTCTGCATTGAGCATTGCAAAAGATACGTCTTTTATTTCCGGGTGTATATGAAAGTTCAGCACCGCACTGTTTACAGTAAATAATGGTCGGCATAACTAATTTGTTCTTTTCTTGCCGAACACCCGTCAAACCGTTTCTGTTGCAATAGGTTTTTATGGTGTTTTTAGAAATCCCCAATGCCTGCCCGATTGCGGAGTAGCCATATCCGTTTTCTCTCATATCAACAATCTTTGCCTTCTGTTCAGCGGTCACAAAAACACCTCCTTCGCTATACGCAGAAAAAGGGGGCGTTTTGATGGTGTGTTCTGAAAAACTTTTTTGAAAAAAGGCAAAAAAATAATGCCCACCGAACCAATACGGCTCGATGGGCATTAGATTAGTTAGGGATTTTGAGTTTCCAACCGCTGTAGATTACGTTTGAGGTAAGGTTGTTGAGTTCCTTAATCTCCGGGTAGCGGTTACCGTTGCCGAGATACTTCTTGGAAATCTCCCAAAGGGTATCTCCCTTAACAACGGTATGGATGCGGTAGGTTTCCTTGGGAACAGAACCGACAAGAGCCAGGTCTTTGATGTTTACCGGGGACATAATGGCATTCTTGCCGTCCTCGCTTTCATTGATGACAACACGGTCACCCTTTAAAGAATGAACATACCAGTTCTTGTTCCTTACCCACGCAGGGATGGTCTTGCCCGTGTAATACTTGGTGCCCGTAATCTTTACGAGATCACCCTTGTCAATGGTAGTATCCGTAGGCTTTTCGACAGGCTTTTCAGCGGGTTTCGCTGCGTTGAGCAGAGCCTTTACATCAGCACGGAAGGTATCCATAGACTTTCCGTGACGAGGAAACCAATGCATAACATCGCCATGATTGGATGCCACACCCTGGCGGTAACCTTCGCTATGGCAGATGATGTTCTTTTCGGTAAGACCATACTCCTTGCAAAGGTACGCACAAAGTTCAACGGCCTCCTGGTACACCTTTTTGAAGTAAGATGCATCAGTGAGACCGTCTTCGCAAATTTCAAAGCCGATATGGGTGTTGTTTGCAGAGCCGCCTGCGTGCCAACCACGATGATTCCAAGGAAGACACTGGTATGTTGCAATCGTACCATCAGCCAGTTTGCCGATAAAGCCATGAACGCAGACCTCTCTGCCGCCGGGGTGATAGGTGTTCCAATGGTTGTTATACTGATTCTTGCCGAGCAGACCATCATCGGGACCGACATAGCGTTTCAGCCAAGGGTTGTTCGCACCCGTGGAGTGAACCATAATGCCTTTGACCGTGATTTTCTTGCCAGCCTTATAGCAGGCGTTTTCGGTTAAAATGAGTTTACGCAGATTCATATTATTTATCCTCCTTTGTAGTCTTGGTGAGCTGCTTTGCCACCTGGTTGGTGCCGGTTGCAGACAGACCGCTTGCAGCGCCTACGATAATGGCAACGAGCAGATTTTCCGTACCCATCGTGCCGGGAACGAAGTAGAAAGCCACCACACCGCAGATGCCACCGAGAACGCAGGCAATCAGCGGAATGAAACGCTTGAACTTCTCATCACCGCCCATAGCGGTTTTGGTGATGTCGATAATGGTGTACACGATAGCCACCAATGCGGGAATAACAGTAAAATCGGTCAT